GAGACATCGACCTCGGCCTGGACACCGAACTGTCACTCGAAGAGATCTCGGCCATCCTGAAGAAGCTGGGGATCGAGCATAAGGTCGCCAAGGGACTGGGCGAGATCAACTCCAAGTTCCCGCAGTACACCCCCGACGGCAAGCCCACCAAGCTCTCCGCCCAGGTCGACCTGATGGTCGGTCCGGAGGCGTGGACCCAGTTCTCCTATTATGGACCTGGCGAGAGCGAGTCCAAGTACAAGGCGCTTCCCCGCACGGGTCTCGTCCTCGGTCTCCTCCGGTACGCCACCGAGGAACCGCAGCCGGACGGCTCGGTCAAGTTCTGGTCCATCAGCCCGGCCAAGGGAGTCTTCCAGAAGGTCGGTCGGAAGGTCAAGAACAAGAAGGGCGAGGAAGAGTTCAAGTCGGACCGTGTGGACGCCACCAGCATCAGTGATCCCGAGGAAGTGGCCAAGCTCATCTCCAAGGGCACCGGCACGCCGTGGTCCGTGAAGGACCTGGCTGCGCCGTTCGAGCAGGTGTGGGCCAAGGCCAAGTCCACCATGGATCCGAAGAAGCTGGAGAAGGTCAAGGGCTACCTGAAGGGCTTCCTCAAGGGAGCCAAGCACGACGAGCCGTCGGAGCTCGGTGAAGCGAACGAGCCCGAGGGCGTCGTCTTCCGCGGTCTCCGTGGTCTCACTCCCCAGGAGCTCGCCAAGCTCGGCGGCAATCCGTCCCAGCCGAACGGCTCGGCGGTGATCAGCAAGGTCGACAAGAAGGGCTACTGGTCCGCCAATCCGAAGCTGGCCATGGTCTATGCCACCACCGCGGCCACTGCGGAACGGAAGGGCAACATCATGGCGATCCTCCGCGGGCGTTCGGACGCCGCGACCAAGGGTTCGGCCAAGGCGCTCAACCCCGGCACCCACGAGACCCGGATCGACAAGATCTGGTGGTCGACGGATCCGGGCCAGCTGAAGGCGGCCAAGCTCGACGAGGGCGGCGGCATCTCTCACCTCGAGGACATGAAGCCCCAGGAGTTCCTGCAGTTCCTGGCGAAGTACAAGGACCTGCCGCTCAAGGGCGGGCTCGAGGTCTCCGAGAAGGTGGACGGCTCCGCCCGCATGGAGTTCGGTGCCGAGAACGGAAAGCTCTGGACCAAGAGCAAGAACGGGACTCCGAAGAAGTCTTCGAAGGAGTGGCCGGACAAGCCGATGTTCGCGGCTCTCAAGAACGCCCACAAGGCGCTCGAGTCCAAGCCGGTGGGACAGAACATCCCGCCGAACACCGTCTTCACGGCCGAGGTCCTGTACACCAAGATCCCGAACTCCATCGAGTACGGTCCGAACGTCATCATGATCCACGGCGTCCACAAGGGCGACGCGGTCCTGTCCGACGAGGCCTCCAAGAAGGTGGCCAACGACCTCATCAAGAAGTCGGGCGGCCAGCTCACGGACGGCAAGGACCCGTGGAAGTTCGAGTACAAGCGGGTCATCAGCCCGGAAGACGTGATGGTGGACGTCAAGGAGGAGTTCACCTCCCTCGGACAGATCTACCAGGAGCTGAAGAAGCTCGAGCCGGACAAGCTGAAGGCGGCGGGCAAGGGCCCGTACAAGGCGGCCATGGAGCGCTTCTCGGCGATCCAGAAGGCGGTCAAGGAGAAGCTGGTCGGACAGCTCCGGAAGCAGAAGTCCTCCTACGGTCCCGAAGGCGGGGACGTGGAAGGCATCGTCTTCCGTGACCTGGAGAACGGCGCGCTCACCAAGCTCGTCGACAAGGACCTCTTCACGAAGCTCAACCAGTTCAACTGGAAGTACCGCGGTCTCATCGGCAAGGGGACCAAGGTCGACAACATCTGGCGGAACGGCGTCATCTCCGACTTCAGGAAGCGGGTGGCCACCGACGTCATCGGGAAGCCTGAGGCGGCCAGCACCGCCTTCGGCCGGCAGCTCTCTTCCCTGAACTCCGAGACAGAGTACCCGAAGGAAGCCGACACCCCCGAGAAGAAGAACGACTACCTGCTCGGACAGTGGGTGAAGAAGAACAAGGCCTTCGGCGGAAAGGACCCGGTCGCGACCTTCAAGGCCGAGATCACCAAGGCTCAGAACGAGATGAAGCAGCTCGAGGCCGAGTGGGCCGCCGAGAAGAAGAAGGGGCCGACCGTCCAGCTCAAGGGGCAGACCCGGAAGATGGACCCGCTCGTGATGCAGCGGACGGACACGGACTTCCAGCAGGCCCACCAGTCGCTGGACGAGCTCCAGAAGGCCGCCGAGGCGATCGGTGGGCTCAAGGGCGACCTGACCAAGAAGGTAGCCATCATGAAGCTCTTCCTCGGCCAGCACCGTCTGGAGAGGCTCCAGGGCGGCGGCGAGGAAGAGGCCGAGGAATCCGTCATGCGTGAAGCACCCGGAGTGGATTCGTACGGGGCCACCCAGCCGCAGACCGGCCAGAAGCCGACCTCGGGGTTCGACAAGACCAGCGTCGCCCAGACCAAGACCAAGGGCGCGCCCAAGGCCACCACCGGCGTCACGACCGAGATGGCCCAGCAGATCCTCAAGAAGAACATCCCCCAGCTGGCGAAGCGGGGGATCAACGTCCGTGGGGCCCACCCGCTCGGGAAGGGAACACGTGGAGTCGCGTTCGACGTCGGAGGGAAGGTCCTCAAGATCACCAACGACGAGCAGGAGGCGGTCGCTTCCTACAAGCTGATGGACGTCAACCTGAAGCACGTCGCCCGCTTCTCGGACGTCTTCCGCTTCCGTGAGGACGAGGAACTGGTCGGCGCCGTTTACGGCATCCTCCAGGAGAAGCTCGCCCCGTTCCCGGGCATGGGCAAGGACCCCAGCGGTCTGGACGCCAGCGGAGAGGCGGCTGATCTGAACCGCGCCATCCTCGCTTTCAACCTTCAGGAGACGATCTACCGTTCGGGCTACAACTGGGACAAGACCAAGGAAGCCTGCCAGGAGGGCGTTTTCAAGAAGATCGCCGAGAAGTACCCGACCTGGAAGACGGACGAGATCGACAACAAGTACGCCATCGCCTACGCCAAGAAGATGAACGTCCAGTGGGACATCATCACGAAGAAGGTGCATATCGACGAGATGGTGCAGGAGCTGAACTCGAAGGGGATCAAGTTCCACGACTACCACGCGGGCAACATCATGGTCCGCCAGGGCGGGGTCTACGTTCTCATCGACATCGGCTACTCCAAGGTCGCCGGCGGGAAGGAACCGCCCGTCCTGGAGAACAAGGTCCCGTACCTCGACGAAGGTCCGCCGAACAGGCTGGCCGCCCTCAAGGCCGCTCAGGCCGGTAAGAAGGCCCAGAAGGACCGTCCCATGATGGACGTGGTCCGGGACGTGCTCCCTCTCCTCAAGAAGAAGGGGATCGTGAAGGGACCGCTCAAGCCGCTCGGACACGGGGCGCACGGCATCGCCTTCGACATCGGAGCAGGTCGGGTCCTGAAGGTGACGGACGACATCCTTGAAGCCAAGTCCTCCAACCATCTGAAGGACAAGAAGCTCAAGCACGTGGTCCACATCTTCGACGTCTTCCAGCTCCCTGGGTCGGAGTTCTATGGCATCGTCGAGGAAAAGCTCGCCCAGATGTCGGCCTACGACAAGAAGGAGTTCGAGCTGGTGACGGACCTGCTGCAGGCCTGCAAGGCTGGCGAGGCCATCCTCTCGGGCGACTACGGCAAGGTGATGGACCAGGTCCGGCTCCACATCAAGGACAAGGACGTCCAGAAGCTGATGGACTCCCAGATGAAGGAGTTCCAGCTTCCGGAGATCATCAAGGAGCTGGCGGGCCAGCGTATCGAGTTCCTCGACTACCACGAGGGGAACCTGATGATGCGGGGCAACGACTACGTCGTCATCGACCTCGGTCTCAGCCAGAGCCCGGGCGCGGCTCCCCCTGTCCTCGAGCGGATCGTCCACACCCTGATGCGGGAGTTCTCCGGTACCCAGCGCCTCAAGGGCCAGGGTCCGGTGGGACGTGCCGACGACCTGGAAGAGCGGAGCAAGCCGGACTACACGGACGACAAGCAGGAGTACGTCGGCGTAGACGGCGGCCTCGTGAATCACACCGAGGACGGCACGGTCGACAAGTACGCTCGAAACATCGAGGAGGCCCAGGCTGACACGGTGGGCGTGACCATAGGACGTTACCAGCCGTTCCACCGGGGTCACGCCGAAGTGATTCGGAAGCTCGCCAATACCCACACCAAGACCATCGTCCTGGTGGCCGGCAACACGCCGGACAAGAAGAACCCGTTCTCCTACGAGACCCGGCTCAAGCTCATGAAGGCGTCCCTCCCGGACGTCTGGAGGAAGCTGGAGGTCTACAAGGCGACCTCGGGCGGCAAGAACAGCGGCTTCGTCCCGGGCATCCTCTCCGACGTGGCCGGGAAGGGCAGCGCCCTGAAGGGCGACACGGCCTGCGAGATCCTGGTCGGACCCGACCGTTTCGAGCAGATGAAGCAGCAGATCGACCGGTCCAAGGAGTACAAGGCCCAGGGGAAGGCGGCAGACAGCAACTTCGATCCCGATCTGGCCGTCGTCAAGATGCTTCCGGGCGTCAAGAACGACGACGACACCGACCGGATCAGCGGCACCCGTCTACGTCAGGCTCTGGCCAAGGACGACCGGAACGCCGTCAAGAGCATGCTCGACCCGCATGTCACCTCGAACCAGGCGACCTTCGAGTCCATCTACAAGGATCTGAAGGACGAGCTGGCCAAGAACGAGGGTCCGCTCCGGGAAGACATCGCCGACTTCGGTGGCGAGAACGCCATCATGGCCGTCATCAAGAACAACGGGGAGAAGCTCCGTGCCAAGGGCATCAACGCCGACCAGCTCCATCGCCTCGGAGCGGGACAGGTCGGCGTGGCCTACGACATGGGCAACAACAAGGTCTTCAAGGCGACGACCTCTCCCAACGAGGCGAAGTCCTGCCTCGCCCTCAAGGGAAAGACCCTTCCGCACGTCGTCAAGATCGATGACGTCTTCCGGATGATCGACCGTCGAAACCCCGACAAGCCCCTCTACGGAATCATCCGGGAGAAGCTACACCCCCTGTCTCCGGCCGAGAAGACCGAGGTCGATGACCTGGTCGATGACCTCCGCTCCTCCGAAGTCACGGGCGGGGCGCCCCACATCGTGGACTACGACACGGTCATGAAGAAGATCCGTGACGAGCTCTCTCGCGACCTGGTGTCTGCCGGCGCCAAGAACCGCGAGCGGATCCAGCGGATGATCGACCAGAAGATCGACTACATCGAGCGCGGTCTGAAGAAGTACCAGATCGACCAGATGATGGCGGAGCTCAAGCAGGCCAACATCATGTTCGCCGACTACAAGGGCGACAACATCATGAAGCGTGGCGGGGAGTACGTGCTCTCTGACCCGGGCGGCCGTACCAACGGCGGCGAACCGCCCGTGCTCGAGAAGATCATGGAGACCATCATCTCCGAGATCGGCATCACCATGACCCCGGGAAGCGGCCCCGGCGGAACTCAGGCAGGTCTCAGGGCGGGAAGCTCCGGCTGGTCCAGCCCGCAGAACATGTTCACCGACGAGGACGTCGCGGCCTACCAGGAAGCGCCGGAAGAGTTCGAGCTCTGGTCCGACAAGCTGAAGGGTGTCGACACGGCCAAGGCCATCGGGGAAGAGATCATGCGGCTCCTTGAGAAGACTCAGGCCAAGACGTCTGACCGCGCCTCCAACCAGTTCGAGCACCTGGTGGCCAAGTCCCTCCAGAGCCAGGGCATCGACGCCAAGGCCGTCGGTGGCAACGATCCGAAGAAGGCGGACGTCGAGGTGACCATCGGCGGGAAGAGCGCCTACATCGAGGCCAAGTACACCGAGGCCGGCGGCGCCAACCTCGTCTCGGCCCGCATGAAGCTGGTGGACGGGAAGTGGCAGGGATCGGGCGAGCAGACCGGCTTCACGGCCGGGATCGCCAAGGACCTGGAGACGAACCCCGACGCCCAGAAGTTCCTGAAGGAACTGCACGCCTTCGTGGCCAAGAGCCGCAAGGAGCAGGGTCTTCCGGTGCCCAAGGTCCTCTCCATGCCGTCGCAGGGGAAGCCCGCCGACATCATGAAGCGTAGTCCGAACGCCGTGACCCCGGACGAGATCAACGCCTTCATCGACAACAAGAAGTCGGCAGGCAAGGGCAACCGCTACATCTACCTGAACGTCGGGGCGGGGGACGTGCAGCAGCTGGTGGCCGCCCACTACAAGTACAAGAACGCCCCGTACATGCAGTTCGGCAACGACTTCTATCTTCTTGGAGACGAGGACCCGTTCGGTCTCTCCAAGCTCAATCCGCCCGTCCCCCAGTTCGAAGTGACCTCGGGACGGAAGGGGGTACGTGTAGCATCCAGGACCGGTCGTTACGAGATCATCCCCGAGCTGAAGGCCCTGAAGGTCACTCCCTCTCCCTACAGCCTGGTCGATCCGAAGAAGAAGTTCCCATTCAAGAAGCAGAAGTAACCAGCAGGGAGGGACTCATGGCATGGAGTCTTGGATCGCTGCCCGGTGCCCCACCGACGAGGGGGACTACATTCTCAAGAACGCTTCTCGCACCCTCATCAGGTTCAGTGAAAGGTGCCAGCCTGACATCGCCCAGCTCATGTCTGAGATGGAGGAGCTGAACGTCCCGTTCTCCTACGCCGACAAGGTCAAGGAGATCTACTTCACCCTGATGCCCGACCACGGAGACCACCTCAACGGTCTCATCCGCATCAGCTTCACGAACCAGTCCCGAGAGATCCTCGCCCGCATCCTCATCCACGAGCTGGCCCACAACATCGACGATGAAGAAGGTCTGTCTGAACGAGACGACATCATCACCGAGAAGAAGAAGAAGGCCCGCTACCTCCCCGACACCTACGCCCGGAAGAACGTCGACGAGTACATCGCGATCGGATTCGAGACGTACTACTGCGGCACTCCCGAACAGAAGCGCAAGATGAAGCGGTGCAACCCGCGGCTCTTTGGCGCAATTAGATACCTTCACCGAAAGTACCGAGCGCGTTGAGCTCCTTTTTAGGGTTGACAGCGTCCTGAGACGCCTATGTATTAGGTGCACATTTAGAGACCGGTGCACACACGGCGCGCGAAAGGCGCCAACAACTTTAGAGTCTCACAACCGAAAGGAGCAACACCCGCCATGGCATCACTCGCCGAAATGAGAGCCCGTCTCCAGCAACTGAATCAGCGCACGGGCAAGAAGCAAAACGACATCTGGAAGGCAAAGGACGAGCACGACGTTCGTCTTCTCCCCGATCCGCGTGGACCGGAGCACGACCCGTTCGTGATCCTCGTGTTCCACTACGAGCTCGGTGGGGCCAGCTGTCTCTGCCCGCTGAAGAACTTCGGCAAGCCCTGCAAGGTTTGCGACTTCTGCGAGAAGCTCCGCGCCTGGAAGGGCCCGGATGGCGAAGACAAGGCCGAGGGAGATCGCAAGGCCGACTTCGAGATCTTCAAGAAGATCCAGCCGACCGAGAAGGCGTTCGTCCGTCTGGTCGAGCGCATGAAGGACGGCACCCTCTCTCCGGACGGCCCCAAGTGGTGGTCGCCGGGCTTCACCAACAACAACAAGCTCATCGACCTGATGAGCAACACGGAGCGGATGGAGATGCTCGATCTCGATCCGACCGACGACGCGTCGGGGTTCAAGGTCCTGTTCGACATGAACAAGGCCTTCGACATCCACATCCGCTTCTCGGACGCCGCGGGCAAGCCGCTGGCGAAGGGCAACAAGAAGAACCGCCCGATGACCGAGATCACCGAGGCCAGCATGAAGGGCCGTCCGGTCACGAAGGACAAGGAAGAGCTCAAGAAGCTCCTCACGTCCATCAAGCCGATCGGTGAGGTCTACCCGGAGCAGAGCTCCGAGGAAGTCGCCATCCTGCTCGACAAGTTCATCGGCGGTGGTTCGGCCGAGGCGAAGTCGGAGGGCGGCACCGAGAAGTACGAAGCGAACTCCGGCGAGGACACCGGCGGTCTCAAGGGTGGCAAGTCCATCGACGAGGCCTTCGGCGAAACCGTCGACGAGAACGCCGCCTCGTAATCCGACTCCCTAGTTAGCTTGTCCGTCGCTACCGGGTTTGGTCCGGTACGGTCTGTCAACTGTCAGGCCGATGGACTCTTTTTCTAAAGGAGTCACATGAGCTCTCTCTATCGTATCAAGGGAATGGGGCGTGGGTTCGATGGCCTCGTCATCGAGTCCAGCCACGTCATCACCAACGGCCTCCACGAGGTCGTCCGCATCATCAACCACAACGCCGTCTTCGGTGACCGGAATGTCTCGTTCCCGGTGCCGGAGCGCTGTCTCTTCATCAACGAAGAGTGCCTCGAGCCCTACGACGAAGAGCTCCGCGAGTACGATTCCACGAACCCGAACGGCAAGTTCGTCTGCGAGAGTCGCCACCGGCGCCACGAGCTCGAAGTCGTGGTCGCAGAGTACGAGCGTTGCCTGACAGTCTCCGTGCTCGAACACTTGCACGAAGACGGAAAGTACAACGA